GCCGAATCTGTCGAGATCTTCCTGTGACATTTTACCTGTGTAGTATAGCCACTTATTGCGTCTCTTGACTTTCTTCTCAGATAGAACATGTTCCAACTTCAGCTTTTCTTTGCTGTGAAGAATTAGGTACTTGTTATGAATTTGTGGGGTTCTGAGTGACTCGGTATCGAGTTCTGTTTTGTCAATCTCTAGATCTTTGTTTACCATATCATAGAGTTCATTAAGTATCATTATCACTCACAATCTTACGATGTATTCGATATTTCATATGACGTATATGCAAAAGTTGCTGTTGCAATTACGGGTTCTGTATCTACCACCACTGATGAAAATTGAATTCCACTGATTCCGACTGGGAACATATCTTTGAACACAACTTTCTTCATTGGATTATACGATGCATCCATGATAAGTAAAGTGCCATCTGTGAAAATATCAGAATAATCTGGATCCCCCGCATATTCTGCGAAATCTTCGGCATTTCCACATGACCGCATCCAGTTATATACTTCCATCCAATTCTGCATTTCTTCATCTACTAGGAATGAAATCGACACATTCTCATAAAAGTACCTACCGACAGGTGTTCTAATGGGAACTCCGAACTGTGCCACTGGTAGTTCTAGAGGCGAAATCGTGAGTGATGGTAGATTTACTGATTGTGCAAAATACTCTACGGTTGGTATTTTACTCGTATCCTCACCTCTATCAAACGCCAATTTGAAGAAGTTTGTTGCAAGATAATTGCTTGGATTTGGTGTGCTCATATTAGTATTTATAAAAAAACAACGAGGGTCCGAAGACCCTCGCTGCTTATTTTAATTAGAACTCTAAGATCAGCTACCGCTACCGTGAAGGTTCCTGATAGCGAAGAGACGGTAGTAGTAGTTACCACCGGCAGTCGCATTGAAGACGCTTCCGGAACCATCGTTACGAGCGAATGGGTTGTTGACCATTCCGTAACGAGTCTTGAACCCGATCTTGGGCTGGAAGGTGTCTTGACCAACCGCACGTACCATCTGGAGGGGAACGTAGGGGCAGTAGAACAGACCAGCATCATAAGGGCTAGTTCCCTTGTAACCAACACATGCGAAGTCAGTACCTTCAGTGCTTGAGTAGGGATCAATGTAGACTCTCATCTTACCATTGAGAACACCAGCGAAGGTGTTACCAGTGTCATCAACTTCCAACTGGTTGTTGATGGCAGGTGAGATGTTAAGGAAGCCACCCATTGCGAGAGCACTTGCAACATCCGACGAGCAGATGAGGAAGTTACCCTTACCACGGCGAGTTTCCTTAGCGATGGTGTTGGCTTCACGTTCGATCTGGAACATGAGACCACGGAAGCGTTCTGCGCTCCAACGACCATCAGAGTCAGCGTTGAGGTCATAGAGACCACCGAGTGCTGAACCAGAAGCCATACCGGAAAGGTCGGTCTGTTGAGCACCTAGCTGCGCGTTGTAGTAGATGGTACGAACAAGTTCGCGGTTGATTTCAGCGAGAACTTCAGTGCTAAGAATGTTAGCAAGTTCGGTCTCGGCATCAAGTCCGTGAACAGCCTTGAGATCCTGAGCAAGCTCAGTCGTGTACTCAGCCTTGAGCGCACGGCTACGAGCAGAGACAGCAACACGATCAATGTTGAATGCCATCTGAGCGAATGCACCGTCAACGTCAGAACCGAGCTTTTCGGCAGTACCGGTAAGCATTCCACGGAATGCAGCACCGAATACGCTGTTAGCAATAGCTTCACGAGGATCAGTTCCACCGTAAGTACCACCAGCGGGTGAACCAGCGGTGACACCAGATGGGTTTACACCACCGGTAGCACTGAATGCTGCGACACCGTTGACCTGCGAAACAGGACCGGAGTTACCTGAGAACTTAGCGTTAGCTTCTTGGAAGAGAGCTTCGGGGGACGAAGCAACTGAACCAGCACCAGCAGCAGCTTGAGCACCGTAACGGGCACGCATCGCGAAGATGAGACCGGTAGGAGCACTCATGGGCTGAACACCAGCGATGTCGTAAGCCATTAGGTTAGGCATAGCACGACGAACGAGGCTAATAAGGACGGGATCGTAACCAGCAAGAGCGCCGACGCCACCTGCTGTGATCTGAGGATCAGAGAAGTTACCACCCATTGCGTTGGCTGGTGCGGCTTCCTGAATGTACTGCTCACGAAGAGCTTTTTCTTGGTTTTCTAGAAGGACCGAAGTTACCTTCTTCTTGTACGAATCTTCGATTCGGGGGAGTGCGTCATGCTCAAGTAGGGGTTCCCACTTTTCGCAAAGAGCATCCATTGGGGCTTGGTTATCAAAATCCATTGTAGATTTCTCCTGTTTAGTGTTATTGTTTTACGTAAAAAATATTAAATTAATGCTTTCTCATATGGAAACCAAGGGTATCGACGTATCGATCCATTGCAGATCCATTTGAGATTTTCTGGTTGGTTGTTTCTTCGATAAGCTCGACAGGCTCAGCAACTGGAGCGGTGTGCTCAAAGTATGCTTCATGAAGCTGTGCAAGCTTATTGTTGAAACTCTGGGGATCTTCGAACGAAATTGCTTCTGCAAGAGCACCAAACTTCTCGACTTCAGTGTCAGCAAGACCCTGAGTATAGTGTGCGAAAAGCTGAGCCTTTGTAGTTTCATTAAGCTGTGCGTTGAGCTTAACATTTGCTTCGATCTCTGAGTTGAGGTCTTCCTGAAGCTGCTCGTTTGACTCAAAGAGTTCATCGAGAACATCGTAGCGTTCGTCAGGAACGTTGATGTAGTGGGCTTCAAAGAGACTCTTAAGACCAGTGATGAAGGATTCAGCAACATCGGTCTTAATTCCTCGCTCAAGAGCAAGCTCATTCTTGTTGATCCACTCTTCAACTACGTAACCGAGGTAGTCGTCAAGCTTTTCAGCAAGATTGCCAACAACTTCTTCAAGTTGTTCGCTAAGAATTGTTCTATAAGACTCATCGAGCTGAGTCGCAAGATCGTTAATTTTAGTGTTTACTGCGGCTTCGAAAATAGTTCCTGCGCGAGACATGAAATCTTCCGAAAGGTCTTGACCGTCAAACATGACTCCAAGATGTTCCGCAACTTCTTCTGCACCCATCTGGGGAACAAAAACAGTTGCGGGTTCGTAAGCAAGACCCTTAGCAGCAATACTTGCTTGGTTTGCTTGCGCAATCCCATCAGGGATTACTGAATTATCAGCGACTGCATCGCCTTTACCGGATGCGTCATGTGAACCTCGACCCGAGGCATCATAGTCGGCCGACCCAGTGTTTGTAGAAGTGTTGCCTGCGTCAGCAGTCATTTCTTCTTCTTCCTCGTATCGTGTATCTTCCATTGAAAGCTCCTTTAGCCTATTCTTGGTATTTATAAAAGTTTAAAGTTTAGTTAGGAAATCCTTGAATGCATTCAAGGCTGTTTCCTGTAAGTTTTTGCGAGATGCTTGTTTGATTTGTTTTTCATACTGTGCAATTTGTTGTTCACGGAGTAAACCATTATCCCACACCCATTCTTTACCTTCTAAAATGCCATTAACAAAGGCATCTGGTGCAGATGGATCCGCTACAATATCGACAGCAGATAGAACGAAGTCCTTCTGGACCTCATTGATTCCGCCTGAGTTCTTTTTTAGTGAACCCATACCACGAGAGGACACACCGAGACATGCTCCCTCGTCGATGAGACTTTTGACAATGTTACCCATGGGTGTGTCAAGGACTTTTGACTTTCCGATGAAGTTATTTCCATCAGTCTTGAGTTCTTTGATAATATGGGAAACCTTGTCGAGGTTTACAGTAGGACCGGAAGGATGATTGAGTTCACCCATTGCACGGTTTTTATTTACATATTCAGTAACATACTTTTCCACTGCGGGACCAATATGTTCGGGTGGGTAAATACGACCGTTCCGGTTCCTCTGTGCTGCTTGCATAAAGACACCTTCGATGTAATAGTGCTTTACACCGTCTTTTTTCTCTACGAGGAGGTTTACGTCCTCTACCATTTCTGTAATGAGTTTCATGTCTTTATACCTTTCTTGTTATTATCTACGTTCTCGTCTGCCTAGAGGGTTACTTCCGCCTCCGCGAGGACCGACGATGCCACCAAATCCGTCTGGATCTCCGCCCTCCGGGCGTCCTGCGACGGAGATTGGATCGCTGACACTACCACCATCACCGGGGCCCTCAGTAGGAACGTTAGAAAGCGCACTTAAGAGCAAAGCGATACTACCACCTTGTGCGCCGGATGCGATAAACCCTGCTTCGAACGCTTGAGCTAAAATTGATTCTATGGATGTGTTTAACGTACCATCTGGATTCGTGAAATTTGCTCTTATATATGCAACTGCATCTGATTGATTATCGAAAGGTTCACCAGTACCTTGTTGCACTGCTGCTGTTTCTGCACCGGCCGCGGGTGCTGCTGTCATGGTGTTGGTAGTAGTGGCCATTCCACCCTTACCACCCTTTTCCTCAACTAGTGAGGGGGCAACTTCTTTGTATTGTTCTTTGATTGCACCGGAAAGGATATCGTTGAGATAACCCTCAGTGGCTTTCTTTGCATCAATTAGATTCTCATCTAAGATGTGTCTGATTATGTCTAGGCTCTGGGACATTTAGGTATACCTTTCCTTAAATTTCAAACAAAATTCTATAGTGTTG